TGTCCTCCTTGATGAGGAGCATGAACATAGAGCCGACCTTATGATCGCAATCATTGGTAGTTTGCAGGAGTCAAGTCTCCATCTCTGTGATGGTAAAGGTAAAGACGTACCCATATGGAAACGAACCACCCTGCGAAGTGTTTACAATCGTTGGATCAATGATCGACTGCACTTTACTGAAACAGTCTTTGAACAAGAGGAGATACCTAATGAGTGACCTATTCGCAAGAAACCACCTAGTGAGTGAGCTAGGTTTTATTTCATACAAAGAAGGCGATGACGTGTACACACGTAACGAACAGACCGGAGGGATGGGTGGTGTCCTAGACCTCCCTCAGTCTGAACTACTAAATGATTTTATTGCTATGGTGTTCAAGTCTATACGAGGATGTACCCTGCATCAGGAAGACCTCGATGTAACTTTCCAAGGCGGGCGGGACTTTATCACGGGGGAGTGGTGGGTGAGTTTACCTGACGACCCTTTTCCTATGGGTAAGATAGAACTAAGAATGAAGGAGATCCCCCGTCGTAAGGACTACATTCGCTACTTACATTTCTTTATAGCGTCACCACAGATTAGTGCTGAACGATCCAATGGCAGTGTGTCTGGTTGGCTTTCTCGATGCACTAAGCAGACTACCGACTGGAAGGTAGCGGAGCGTCATATCCGTAAGTACATACGCAAGCGTTCGGTGCTTCAATGTGCTAATCACATGGCGGACATAACCTCAACTGATGCAGAGAGGGACACGGATGCTATGGCAAGAAAGTTTACTGCCCACTTAGATAGTATTATGGAGTACAAAAATAACTACTCAGTTAGTTCCCCAGACAGGATAGAGTCACCCCTGTTAGACGAGTTATCCATCCTGCACAAGGAGGGCTATCAGTTCAAGAATGAAGCCTTTCAAACTGCTGTTGACAATTACATGGCGTACCAAGAAGAGGTAGCAAGTACACCCACAAATACAGACAACGTGGCGTATGTGAAGGTGGTCAAACCGACACCTCCCTACCAACATACACGCATTGATGTAGTCCCTATGAATAATACTCAGTCTTATTCTAATAAATGGAAGCCTATAGCCAGTTCTGATAATGGGGACGAGTCTATAGTGTACCGATACGACAACCGCAACGGCTGGGATAACGCCGGTGTACCCGAACACATACAGGACAAGACTGCCGCCCTTGACTGTTGTGATGTCGGTGATTGGGTGACTGGGTTGGGTGTCAAGCTAGGAGAGGGGACATATTGTGTCATATGGGACGTGGTATAGCGTAGGAACAGATAGAAAAACATTCATTGTACAACCCATTGGCAGGGAATATGTTGACAACACACTATCTGGTAACTATGATACTTTTGAGTCACTACCTGACAGTATCCAATCGAAACTGTCAGTTCTCAGGATACTAGAGGATGAGGACGAGGTTGATGGTATAGGCAAACGCCTCAACTCTGAATCGTATTGGATCTACATTTAGTCTAGATCAGAGGGAATCACTCCTTACTCAGGAGGGTTCTCTCTGAAACCAGTTCCCACAAGGAGTCAAATGAAGGTAAAAATAGAGATAGAGATTGAGGACGCACAGATACACGAACTTGTGCGCGAACTTATTTACACAATAGAGGACGTAGCTGATGCCATCGACACCAGAAAAGAAAGTGAAGCAACAGGTAATGCAAGCTCTTAAAGATATGGGGGCATACTATTTCTATCCTGTCACAGGAGGGTACGGCAGGAGTGGTGTGCCGGACATAGTTGGGTGTTGGGAGGGTAGGTTCTTTGGTATTGAGTGCAAGGCAGGTAAAAACTTACCCACAGCACTGCAACTGAAGAACTTGAAAGAGATCACAGATTCGGGCGGTATCGCCCTAGTCATCAACGAGGAGAATATGAGTAGCACCGTGTCCCTCATTACAGGGCAAGTACAAGATAACCCTAATGAACGAGTGCCAGAGCAACTTGAATTTGATTTCGGAGAGTAACATGGACGACGACTATGCGCGTATGGCTATGGGTATGATGGGTACGTCAACCTCCGTTAGTGACGGAAGCACCGCATCTTATTACGAGTTACCCACAGGTTGTACAGAATTACAGCACCTGATAAGTCACAAGGATATGAACGCACAGATCGGTGAAATATTCCGCAGTTGCTACCGTTATGGGGAGTCATCCCACAGTAACAGGCTACGTGACGCTAAGAAGATCAAGTTCTATATCGACGCAGAAATCGCACGGTTAGAGCTATGATGTTCACTGATCACGGTGCGGCTGTGGAGGAAGCTGACTACCTTGCTAACAAGGATGGGGGCGAGGTAGTAGTAGTGACCAATGAAGATGCTGAGTGTTTGTGGGTCATCAGTGCCAAGCAACTGAACAAAATAGCATATAAACATATGGAAGTACTGGAGAGGTTTAAGCCGTGGATTTAATTACACTGGATTTTGAGACCTATTATGATAAGGATTACTCCTTACGTAAGAGGGATGTAACCTTGGAGTCTTATATCCGTGACCCTCGTTTTGAGGTGATTGGTGTAGGGCTTAAAGTTAACGATGGAGATACGGAGTGGGCTAGTGGAACACATGAGCAAATCAAAGAATACTTACACACTTTTAATTGGGAGAATGCTGTTCTGTTGGCTCACAATACCATGTTTGATGGGGCTATTATTAGTTGGTTGTTCGATGTTCATCCTCGCCTCTATGCCGATACTCTTTGCATTGCCCGTGCTATATACGGGAGCCAAAGTAGCCTCTCTCTCGATGCACTGGTTAAAAAGCATAATATTGGAGTTAAGGGCAAAGAGGTACTCGACGCTATCGGGAAACGCCGTGGAGATTTCACCGAAGAAGAACTAAATAAGTACGGTGACTACTGCGTAAATGACGTGGAGCTAACCTATCAGTTGTTTAAGAAGTTATCTCGCAAGTTTCCGCGACAAGAGCTTCGTATCATAGACGCATCCTTACGAATGTTTACCGAGCCTATGTTGGACTTGAACCTTGGTAAGTTAGAGCAACACTTAGAAGATATCCGTGACAAGAAAGACCTCATGTTAGCGGAGTCGGGGGTCACTAAGGCGAATCTTATGAGTAACCTCAAGTTTGCTGAACTATTAGAGAAGCTAGGTGTATCACCCCCCATGAAGACTAGCCCTGCCACCGGCAAGGAAACCCATGCTTTTGCCAAGACAGATGAGGGCTTTAGTAATCTGCTTGAGCATGAAGACCCAAAAGTACAAGCACTAGTAGCGGCTAGGTTGGGCAACAAGAGTACCTTGGAGGAGACACGTACACAGCGTTTCATAGATATAGCTAAACGCGGGTTGTTACCTGTCCCTATTAAATACTATGCCGCGCACACTGGCAGGTGGGGAGGTGACGATAAGATCAACATGCATAACTTACCCTCCAGAGGGGAGTACGGCAAGGTGCTGAAGGGTAGCGTTATTGCTCCCAAGGGATATACCCTCATCGATTGCGATTCCTCTCAGATTGAGGCGCGTGTACTCGCGTGGTTGGCTGAACAAGATGACTTACTGCAAGCCTTTACCGATGGTGAGGACGTGTATGTGAAGATGGCGGCGGTTATATACGGCGTACCAGAAGAGAAGGTTACCAAGCAACAGCGGTTCGTTGGTAAGACCACGATCTTGGGCTGTGGTTATGGTATGGGGGCGGCAAGGTTTAAGGATCAGCTACAGTCTTTCGGCTTCGACATAGACTTGGCTGAAGCACGGCGCATCGTGCAGATATACCGAAACGAAAATGGTGACATATATGGTCTATGGCGTAAGGCTCAAGACATGTTGGCAGACATGACTAAGAATACTGCTACCCCATTTGGTCGTGGGGGTGTGATCATACCAACCTCAACTACTTTTACTCGTGCAGCCATAAGATTACCTTCTGGACTAAACATACTGTACTCCAGTTTACAGTGGGTTCAAGAAGAGGAGCGCATACAATATAGCTTTATAAAAGGCCGCAAGCGTGTAGGGATATACGGAGGGAAGGTCATAGAGAACGTGTGCCAAGCCCTTGCTCGGTGTATTATTGGGGAGCAGATACTAGATGTAGCTAAGAAATACAGAGTAGTTTTAACTGTCCACGATTCTATCATCTGCTGTGTGCCTGACGAAGAGCTAACCCAAGCTAGAGAATATGTAGAGGCTTGTATGCGGATAGCTCCCAAATGGGCTGAAGGTATACCCCTTGATTGTGAGAGCGGGTACGGTAAATCATATGGAGAATGTAGCGATGGATAATGTACTAGACTTTGTGGAGCATAAGATAAACAAGTCCTCTATGAGCAAATGTAATATGTTGTCTAAGACAGAGTTAAAGCTGTGCGATAAGTTAGGTATAGATCCAGAGAGATACCTAGAAACACTTAAAGATGGCCCATACGGAGGGGTACGACAGAGTTCCACAGTCTCCCCAAACACAGCGTTTAATGTGGCTATAGTATCTAAAGGTAAAAGTTTAGATAGGTTAGGTGTCCTCATAACTGGTACAGAGGATAATAGTGACTCGGTATATTTTAGGTACGATAAGGTGTTCGACCTGATGGAGGCTTTAAAATATGCCGCAGACTGTATGAAAGAAATGAGAGGTGAGTAATGCCATATAAGAACAAGGCAGATCGGAAGAAACAAAAGAATCCACCTGTGGGTAGTGCCGCACATAAGGCACGGATGGAGAGGCAGAGAGCCAGACGCGCAATGGATAAGAAGGGTAAGGACGCTAACAAAGATGGTCGTGCTGACAAGCGCGAAGGTAAAGACGTTAGCCACAACAAGGCACTGAGCAAGGGCGGTAGTAACGCAGACGGTGTGCGGATAGAAAGTAAATCAGCTAACAGAAGTAGAAACTATAAAAGGAGAAAGTAATGGAAGAAGTAATCATACGAGTGGAACGCAACACGCTAGGGGAAGCCAAGCCCGAAGTGTTAGCGCGAGTCAAGATGATGGACTACCACCATGACACAGACAAGTTTAACGTAGATTGCCAAGCAGTAATTGAGGCACTCCGCACAGCGTACAGCGTTTATGGTGATGGGGATGTGCATATGACATCTACGTCCAAGATAGAGAATCTAAACATATGAACGAGATCAAAAAGAAGTCAGCGGCTAACAAACGCCGAGCCAGTGCTAAAAAGAATAAGAAAACTACGTTACAGCAAGTGAACGACAAGTGGTTACGGACAAAATTGGGTGTGGTAGACGGTGCTTAGATCCGTCTTTAAATGATGCAGTTTCTCTCCTATTGAGTGTAATTACTACTGCATAAAATCTAGGAAGCCTAGGGTTTTTTGTTTTTCTTTGTCCCCATAACCCGACTTGACCCCATCGGGAGGCGAAGCGGGGTTCCAGAAATATCGTATTTGAGTCCTTTGCACTAGAGTACAAAGTATGCTTACAGCTAAACAACAAGATATTATAGACGAAGCCTTTGGTAAGTGTAGGGGACTCGTACATACCAACTACACCGAAACGCCAGAAAAAGAAAGTGCAACCCTTTCTGTAGAATCTGGCTATAAACCTTTCGCCCACCAAATAGTCACTACTGACTTCCTAGTAACCCACAAGAAAGCGTTTTGTTTTAACGAACAAGGCACAGGTAAAACTGCCTCTGCTTTATGGGCTGCTGACATGCTTATAGCAAGGGGTACAGTGGGACGAGTCCTAGTGATATGCCCCCTCTCTATCATGGACTCTGCGTGGCGAGAAGACATAAAGACTTTCACTCCCCATCGGACTGTTGGCATAGCCTATGGCACAGCCAAGGTTAGGTCAAAGATACTAAGTAGTAAGACCGACTTTGTAATAATTAATTATGACGGTATGAAGATTGTTGAAGACGATATTCGTGCCAGTAAATTTGACCTTATCATTGTCGATGAGGCTACTCATTATAAGAACGCTCAGACTGTCAGGTGGAAGACGCTAAACAGGATTATGACTGATGATACACGGCTGTGGATGCTGACTGGTACACCTGCCGCACAGAGTCCTGTGGATGCGTTTGGGTTAGCCAAGCTAGTAAACTCTGCTAACGTACCCAGATCCACTAGTGTATTTAGGGATCAGACAATGCGTAGGGTTACCAACTTTAAGTGGGTTCCAAGGGACTACGCAAACAAGATTGTACATAAAGCACTCCAACCTGCCATAAGGTTTACCAAGGAGGAATGCCTAGACCTACCCCCTATGGTATATGTGAAGCGCGAGGTCGAACTTACCCGACAGCAGAAGAAGTACTATGCGGAGCTAAAGACCGAGATGATAGTACAGGCAGGTAGTGAAGAGATTACCGCGATAAACGCGGCGGTTAGTATTAACAAGCTACTGCAAATATCCGCAGGTGCGGTCTATACAGACAACAAGGTCGCACTAGAGTTCGATATAAAGAATAGGTACAACGTCCTGCGTGAAGTTATAGATGAGTCCGATAAGAAAGTAATTATCTTTGTACCATATAAACACGTCATACAGGTGCTAGCTCAAAAGCTGATAGCTGACGGTATTAATTCAGCAGTTATAAGTGGGGACGTATCCTCGACTGACAGGACAGATATATTCAAGCGGTTTCAGACTACTCCTAACCCAAGAGTACTAGTGATTCAACCACGTACAGCGGCACATGGGGTAACACTTACGGCGGCTAACACGATAGTGTGGTGGTCTCCCACAAGTTCATTAGAGATTTACGCACAGGCTAACGCTAGGATACACCGAGCAGGTCAAGACCATAAATGTACGATTGTTAAGTTACAGGGGTCAGACGTAGAGAGACGTTATTGGACTCTCTTAGATACTAAAACAGACATTCACACAGCTATGATAGATTTATATAAAGAAATGATTGACTAAGATAGAAAAACATCTTAAAGTTCATATTTCGACCTATGAGGAAATATAAGATGCAAGAAAATAGTGAACCCTTAGTACCAATGGAGGATGTTGCGAAGCACTTTGCAGTATCTACTTCATGCCTTCGCTCATGGTTTCGTAGAGGCCAAATCCCTCCGCACACTTATATCAAGGTAGGTAATACTAAACGGTTTCGTTTGAAGGCGTTAGAAGAAGCTCTGCGCGGTACTACCCCCCTTGAACTGTCGGCGTCAGAAGGGGTGGACGATACCCCTAGAGAAGACCCAACCGACTTCGATATTGATGATCTTCTTGAGGACATATAGTGCTAGTTGATGACATGACGAATGAGGACTACCACGCGCTTAAAGCTATATCAAGTTCGGCGGTCAAGACCATACATGCGAAGTCATTACTACATTGGAAGACCGCAGTATTCAAAGAAAACCCTGCATTCGCTCTTGGCACTGCTGTACACGCATTACTATTAGAGCCAGAGAAAGACTTAGTAGTATGTGGCCCTGAGACTAGACGTGGTAGTGCATGGACAGATGCTAAGGAGTTGGCAGAGGCGGAAGGTAAGACCCTTCTAATAAAGTCTGACTACGATACGTGTGTAGCTATGGCAGAGAGCGTATTGCGAAATAGTAATGCCGCTAGGTTGTTGCAAGACCCATGCGGAGTAACAGAGGTTAGTATCTTTAACGAAGACCCTGAGACAGGGTTAAAGTTAAAAGCACGTCCAGACTTGTTTATACCAGAGCAAGGGATAGTACTGGATGTAAAGACCACCAAGGATGCGAGTCCTAAGAACGGTGGGTTTGAAAGGCAGTTCTTCAGTTTAGGGTATCACGTACAAGCGGCATTCTATAAGCATGTCCTTGAGCTAGATGGATACCCGATTGAAGAGTTTATCTTCTTGGCAGTGGAGAAAGAACCACCCTACGCTGTCCAGATGCATTATCTGCACAAAGAAGTTCTTGAGTTTGGTCTGGTACAAGTAAAAGAAGTCTTAGAGCAGATAAAGAATGTGAAGGACAGAGATATAGACGATACTGGCTGGCCTTCACGCAACTTAATACTTCTTCCGAAATGGATGAAAGCGAATAACAGGATGGATGACATGACAGATTATACAATAACAGGCGTTGAGGCTATGTGGCCTCGTATAAACCGAACCTACAAGTTCGATCAAGCAGAGAAAAGGTCAGTACCTTGTGATGCATTTGATGATGGGGCGGCTTACAACATTCAGTTCCGCATGACTAAAGAGCAAGCTAAAGAACTCTTTACTGAGATGGCGAAGGCTTACTTAGAAGCCCGTGAAGATTCTTGGCCTGACAAGATTGAGATACCCTTCAAGCGTGACGAAGACACAGGTACGTTTACAGGGAAGGCTACGATCAAAGGTGCATACGGCAAAGAAGCCACCAAGAAGCCTATGCAAGTAGATGCTCAAGGTAACAAACTACCAGAAGATTTTCTCCTGACTACGGGCAGTACAGTAAACATCGCTATTGCATTCTTCCCATACAATATGCGTGATGCAGGTGTGTCTCTACGACTACGCGCTGTTCAAGTTATTAAGTACGCTGAGTTGGAAGAGCGTAACCCCTTCAGTGCTGTGGAAGGATACGTACATGACCGTGATGACAACCCCTTTAAGCCTGAGCCTCTTATAGAAGAGAGCGAAGCAACAGAAGAAAGTCCTCCCCCACTTACAGTTGTGAAGTCCAAGGCAAAGGCGAAACCAAAAGCCGAGCCTACCAAGGTAGACGACGAGTTAGCTAGTATTATCGGTAGCTTCGACTAACCACCACTTAAAATTCTGCGGCTAGATTTATCGAAAAGGGTGTACCTCACCCCTGCCGCAGTGACTTTTGTATTCATGGGACTTCTATGGAAACTAGACTATTTTTAGATAGCGTATTAGGTGGTGAAGGTAGGTACTGTCTCTTTGGGGCAAGGAAGTCTGCTCCTCGTATAGTTCAAAATTTTTACTCCTCAGTAGGGGAGCTTCTACAAGCCGCTGACGAACTAAATGCAATTAACTATGACACCTACTTTGCATTAGGCACATTTGATGAGAACGACTCTCGTAAGGCTACTAATGTTTTAAGTTTAAGCTCGCTATTCCTAGACTTAGACTGTGGGCCGTCTAAAGACTATGCCACTCAGAAGGACGCAATTATAGGATTACAGTCCTTTTGCAAGAAACTATCCCTACCAAAACCCACCGTAGTAAATTCTGGTCGTGGTATACACGTATACTGGGCCTTACATGAGCCAATAACACCAGAGGAGTGGTTGCCTGTAGCTCAATGTTTGAAGAGCGCATGTAGCCTTCACGGACTTAGAGCCGACCCTGCCGTAACCGCAGATGTAGCGAGAGTACTGCGCGTACCCAACACTCACAATTATAAGACCGATCCTCCCAGTGAAGTTGTCTGTATGACTATGGGGGAACCAGTTAATCTTGATGTGTTTTATGAACTACTTGGTGGGGAGGAGTTAACACCACCAACAGAGATAGTGTCTTCGCCGGAAGACAAGTACGCGCACCTAGAGAGTAGCTTTAAAGATGTACTTGTAAAGAGTAGCAAGGGGAATGGGTGTGAGCAAATACGGATAGCCTTGACTGATAAAGACAACGTGTCTGAACCAACATGGAGAGGCATTCTATCTATACTGAAAGCGTCCGTGGATGGTAGCAGGGACAAAGCCCACGCTATATCTAAAGGGTACAGCGGGTACAGCGAGTACGAGACCAATGCGAAATGGGACAACCTATCCCCCTCTATGCCGTATAGCTGTGTAAAGTTTAATGAACATAATCCAGACATCTGCCTTAAATGCCCTCATTGGTTGAAGGTAGGCTCTCCAATAACACTAGGTAATAGGACTAAGGAGGCATCAGAAACCACTGTAGAAGCTCCTGCGGCAAGTCTACCTACGGCCCCTATAACCACATACACAATACCTGCTTACCCGAAGCCTTATTTCCGAGGTGTTAATGGGGGTGTGTACCTACGTACCACCGATAGGGAAGGTGACCCCATAGAAGTGAACATATACCACAATGACCTATATGTGGTTAAGCGTATAAATGATGTAGAGACAGGTGAGTCCATAGTCTTACGCCTACACTTGCCCAAGGACGGGGTAAAAGAGTTCACCATGCCATTAACGGCAGTCACAGCTAAAGAAGAGTTTCGTAGGCAAATGTCCATGATGGGCGTGGCCTTAATGAGGATGGATGACTTAATGCAGTACATAACAACTTGGGTTAACGAACTACAAGCATCGGGAGGTGCAACTATGGCGCATAAACAGTTTGGGTGGGTTGGCGAAGAATGTAAGTCTTTTATTCTGGGTAACCAAGAGATATTTGCAGACAGGATAGAATTTAACCCTCCATCTAACCAGACAATAGGACTTATGCCCGCTTTTGAACCTAAAGGCACGTTGGAGGGGTGGAAGGAAACAATAAACTTTTATAACCGCGAGGGCTTTGAACTGCATCAGTATGTAGTCGGCGCAGGATTTGGCTCTATCCTTATGAAGTTTATGGGGGAGATAAGTTGTGCCGCGCTACACTTACACAGCAAAGAATCTGGGGTAGGTAAAACTACCGCTTTACTAGCCGCTTTATCTGTATGGGGTAGGCCCGACGAACTTCTCTTGCAAGAGAGGGACACGTACAACAGTAAGATGAACCGTGGTGAGGTTATGCATAACTTACCATTGTGCATGGACGAGCTAACCAACTCATCAGGCAAACAGCTTAGTGACATAGCGTATCAGTTTACTAGTGGTAAGCAACGTATGCGTATGTCTGGAGGTAGTAATACGGAAAGATACAGGGGCGAGCCTTGGAACTTAATCGCTATAACCACAGGCAATACAAGTACGGTAGAGCTTATAGGGACATATAAGTCTATGCCAAAAGCAGAAGCACAGCGTATATTTGAGGTTAAGGTTAAGCGTATATTTAATAGTTCAAACGATAAAGGTATGACAGACGAGTTCGCACGGAACCTACTGGCAAACTGTGGTTGGGCGGGAGTCATTTTCGTACAGCACATACTAAATAACTTAGATGCTGTTAAAAACCTCATAGCTCAAGTACAAGAGCGCGTGGACAAACGTGCCAACCTCGTAGCTGAAAACAGGTTCTGGTCAGCGCAAGTAACGGGCAGTATATGTGGGTTGATTTTAGCTAGACAAGCGGGCCTTCTGGACTTTTCCATAGAGCCTGTATTTAACTGGGCTATCGAAGAAGCCAAGGGTAACAAGTTACGTTCTGACGATATGAGTTCTTCGGCTCAACAGACACTAAACGACTATATTAACGAGCATTGGGGCAACGTACTGTGGATTAAAAGTACAGACGATGCACGTAGTAAGGACGGGACTGACCCATTGGTTATAGCGGAGTCTATGCCTAAAGGTAAGCTGATCGCTAGATATGAGGTTGACACTAAAAAGGTTTACTTAGTACCTAAGCCCTTGAAGGAGTGGTGTGGTAAACAGCAGATAAATTACGAGTCCCTTATAGAGGATTTTATAAACGACATGGAGGGTGTGCGGGGTAATATGCGGTTAAGTAAGGGTACGCACGTAGTCTTGCCCAATAGCCGTGTGATCATAGTTAAATGCGATCTAGATGTTAAAAATAGGTGACATAAATCCCGATGGGATAAGGGTAATAATTAACTGGGAGCGGATGGTCGTGGGGGCATCCGTCTTTGTTTTGTGCGTCAACACTGAGAAAGCTATATCGCAGTTAACTAAGATAACTCAGGCAAAAGGTTGGGACTCAACCATACGAACAGTTACAGAGGACGGTAAGCTAGGGGTGCGTATATGGCGAGTCACTTAAAGCTGATTCTTTCTACGCTCTACTTCATCAAGTACCATGTTCATAGTCACGTTAACGTACTCATCGTTGTG